TTTCCTTTGACATTCTTCCTTGTAGTCATCATAAATCTTCTTCTCAAAGGCAGGAAGCTTTTGGAGTGTTTTGAGTGAAAGTTCATCATAGTAGACGAAATCTGGGACCTTCTCCTCCTCGGTTCCAATTTCCAACACAATTGTCCGAAGACCATTTTCCACCAGGTTTTTCCAGGTCCAGAAGTTAGACCAAGTGACGATGGGACCACATCCAATGAGTTCCCCGGCCTGACCACCGGGAGCCAAACTGACGTTCTTTTCACACCACTGCTTGATAGCCTGGCTCTTTCGAAACGCAGTCATACGATTGATTGGGGTCCAAGTACGCCTCACTTCCTTTTCGCACTTCATGAGAACCTTGTACTCCTCGTGCATCTTCTTCACAACATCCAGAAGCTTGTCTCTGAGAAGTGCAATATCAGAGAGACGTCTTCGATCGAGATTCGGAGCGAATGGGGCACGAACCGTTGGTCGTGGAGACTCGTAGTCGCTGTCTGATTCGTCGTCACTCGCGGTGTCGCTGAAGTAGAATTCGTCTTCGTGGATGCTCTTGTTGCCATTAAGCTTGTCGTGGATGCGTTTCATTTTGTCAGCCATGTCCAAGTACATACCATCTCCGATCTTGTTGGAGATGTCGTCGAGGCAGGCCATAAGACTTTGGAGATCTTCCATGTTGGTTGATTGTTTTTTATTGAAAAATATAATTTCTATGATCCACTTAGGTATGGAACATATACGAAAGATCATGGAAATCATGGACGATGATGAGATGTTCCCAACAAGGAATGAGTGGGCGTATATAAAGATATCAAATGAACTCAAGAAATTACATTTAAAATTAAAAGAACTATCACATACACCAGCTACAATCGACCCTTCAGCGCGTGTAGAAAGACGTTATTCGGCTACAATAGACCCCTCGGCACCACCCCGTGTTATCCGAGATGCGTGGCGAGACATACACAATTTACGCATCAGGCCACGACGTTAGGTTAATCAACATCCATCATGACAACTTCAGCGACTGTAGTACCATCATGTGGTGGGTAATACGCACCTGGTTCAACGGGACCAATATTATCTGTTGCCGCCCACTCAGCATGTAACTCATGTAAAAATGCATTCAACCCCGGGTATCTATCCTCTTCGTCAAGTTCTCTCCATCGTTGATGAAGTTCTTCTCGATCTCGTTGGGTAGCTGTATCGGGATCTGATGGTAGTTCGTCCTCGAACCAGTCGGGTGGTTGCCCATCTGGAATGGGTCCATTTAGATTAACACGGGTTGGTTCATATCTGAGAGGTTCATCACTCTCTGGGTCGTAATCACTTATCCATGTTGGTCTAGTTTGATCGAGGAATGAAGGTGGCTTCACATATTCTCGCAACTCCTGGATAGTATCACACAACTGTAAATAATCCCCCTCTGGGATACTTTCCGAGTTCTTGTCAACAAGCGCCATTATTTTATGAAAAAGGTCCATCTTTATTACATATGATTATCCTAACATTGTTATTCCACTTAGGTTATTAAAAGACCTGGATCTTTTTTTTGCAATTTTTTCAATTTTATCGAATTCTTCTAGTAAAGGTAAAATAGTATCACCACGATACTTAGCCTGTCTCACTTTTTCGATAAAATTAGCCATTTTCATGAAAGTTGGTTCATGATTTGTTATCTCTACGAAGGATAGTAATCTTTTACACTTCGTAAGGAGAACCTCTAAGTCTTTCTGTCTCTCTGTGTAGTGACTCCTCTCCATCTCTATGTAACGTATTTCATCACACTCATTACGAGCCTTGATAATCGACCCCATATCTACTAACTCATTCATAGATTTTTTTCGTTGAACAGCTTTCGGGGTAAGGAGGTTGGTAATCGATTGTATGAAATCGAACGACATTTGATGGGTGTAGGGGGTGTGTCTACAGGGGTCGTACAGTGTAGTACTTCTTTCCAAATTATACGCTGTACGTCTGGGCACAATGGGTTAGTAGCCTGTAAAAACGCTATTCGTAATTCGTCTGTAGCCAAACCTGGTATACCAAGTGGAACACTCGAATATACGAACTGATTATAGATAGGAAGAATAAAGTTAGACATTTAAAATTTACGTATTTATATCCCACTTAGGTGTTGTTCACGCTCAATCGAAATTTTTTCAAGTTCTACATCAAGTATAAAACGATAAGGGGCATCCCATAAGGCAGACTTGAACCATGTATATATATTTGTGAAATAATGAGGTCCCATAGTTACAAGTGCATTGTACACAGCATAAATGTAAATCATATCTTACTTGTTAATATCATTTCTTTTTTATACCACTTAACAGTTTGTATAAATCAATCAGACTTATCACGGCAATCGTACTATTAAAGGCAATAGCTTTTGCTCCCATTGAAATCGGCATACTACTTATAATTATTACTTATATTATTTTGTGATATACTAATAGAAATGAGCTTAGAGGACGTACCCAAAAAAGTTCAGTATGTGATCTTGGATTCTAGATTCGTAAATGGAACGAATAATGTATTCTCCCTTGACCTCACATTGAAGTCCAATACACATGTAGAAGATATGAGTAGAGTCATTGGTATTAAGATGGTTGATTTTTATATCACACAAGTAGGAGAAAATGATTCTAATCTCAATACAAATATAGCAAAGTATGTTGATGTTATATGCCCGGATGTACCCAAAGTCGCCCAGATGCTAGACGAGCGAAATGGACAAATATTAGCCCGTGTGCCACTTGAAAGACACTTTGTCGGGAGTGGGGGAATTCTTATGAGAGATAAACAATGGAAGAATTTTAACCCCCCAACACGATATTTCAATCCTTTATCGATTAAGAAACTTAATTTCAAAATATTTGAACAACAAGATGATGGTGACTATTTATCTCTACAACCAGATGCGCAGTGGTCAATGGTCCTAGAGATCACAACTATAAATGTAAAAGAAAAATCCCCCAATAAAGAAGTTCAAATACTAGAGGTTATGAATAAACTTCTTCAAAAGATTGATACACTTAATACAAACGTTCAAAAGTTACCAGATAAACCACCAGATGAAAACCCTAAAAAGTATTCATTCGGTCTTTTGATTGTCATTCTAATGTCGTTATTTGGTGGTTTCATATGGTGGGTAAATAAGTCCACTGTGTAAAAGAAATGTACTCAATTCTTAGCTTTGAGAGCTTCGATGAAAAGATACGACATATTCTCATACATGACAGAATATCTCATATCTTCCGAACCATACAAATTGTCACTCACGGGGTTATTTCTTACAAAATGGGGCACACTTTGGAGGAAATTTTTTATGACTTCTATGAAGTCGGGGCTAATGGCCACTCAACACCTATGAGTTTTCCATCTTCATCAAGGTCTGGTGAAGACATAGCCGGGAGGTCGCGGAGGTGTTGACGATAAATATTCCATTTTTTGCGGGTTTCAGTTCTTATTGGGTAATCTAGAAAGGCGTACTTATCTGTACTATTGATCAGCGCGTCCCGTTCAGAACGGAGTTTCATCATCGCATCTTCTTTACGTTTTTCCAAGGCTTCTTGGGCTGCAGTTTCCTCTGGTGTGGGTTCATAATAAGGGGGGACTGGTTCTTCTTCCATATAGTAGACTTAATGTTATAATTTTGTGATTCTTACATACCCATTCTGGGCACGGGCTGTACGTATAGAACTTGATGTATTGGTACCATTATTATAGGAACCACCACCACCACCACCTTGATTACTGCTCCATTGACCGGAACCACCACCACTATACCCACCACCACCACCTGCGGCCAAGCCACCACCACCACCACCACCACCAAACCCACCGTAGATCTCCGCACCACCCCAACTTCTTCCGTTTCGACCACCCCTACTAGGGTACGAGGGTTCCGTGAAAGATTGAGCACGATCCCCACCGGAGGTACCACTTGGGTCGGCGCCATCACCGAAAAACCCAGCACCAGCACCCCCTTCCACTCCGTTCCCACCAGAACCATTGGTTCCTCCCGTGCCACCATTACTATTACCACCCCTTACACCACTGGTACCCGTACTTGCGTCCTTTGCGTATGGAGTTCCATTACCGTATCCGGAAGAACCACCACCACCACCTGCGATGACCAGGATAGACGCGTTAGTATTATAAGGACCCCTCACGACAAATGAACCACCACCACCACCGGAGAGGTACCCAGTCGAGTCTTGTGTATGTTGACCAACGTCCCCCATCTGGCCTACTACTATTTTAATTATTTCATTTTGTGTCAATGTGAAGGTTCCAGTCATAATAGCACCCCTACCGGCCTCTTTAAAGTAATTGTTCGAGTACCTCCCCCAATCCGCACTCGCGCCAGCTGCCTCGATCTCATACGACCCCGTTACAGGTACAGTCCATTGCTGTACTCCACTTGATACATTCAAATAGTCCATACCCAGTGCGACATCAACCCCGGCTCCCCCGTCCCATGTGACGGCATAGTCTTCCCTTAATTGGGTGATTGTAGGACCATTCCTCCCAAACTGCCCACCGCTCGTGAACCTGTGTGATGTAAATGGATATAGATCCACAGTTCCTTCTATAACGAATTTTCTGTCTTCGAAAAGGGTAGTGTTAGTATCAGTCAATCGAAAGGTTACCTTCGTCCGTGGGATCGTTCCTGTTATTTGCCCCGAAAGTACACCTGTAGTTGTATTGAGAGAGAGACCTGTTCCCGGTAAAGCCTGAACGGGAGACAGGGGTGATATACTGAAGGTCAACGCGCTGCTACCTCCGGTAGAATTTATACCAACACGTGTGTAACTTATGACCTTTGTAGTCGAAAAAATAAATGCCCTCGACCCCGTCGTCCACCGCGGTGCTAACCCGATCGTAGCAGTACTGGTCCCGCTCTGACCTGTAGTGGAGCTGACTTTGATTT